CGTATCCTCTAAGAATGACTTTTCAGGTATAAATTCAGATACCTCTGTAACTGATTCATTAGGTTGTAGAGACGCCTCCATTAATAGAGCGGAAGCCAGCCCGGATAAATACGTCTCAGTAGCCTGAGACTTGCAAGTTATTTTTAGCATCTTTACTACGGGGGGTATAGTAACAGCATTAGAATCGTAAGGGTAAATCTCGTCGGCAGGGCCTACTTCCTCTACAGTTATACCTTTCTTTTTAAGATAGCCGTATGACTTTAAAACGAATGCGCTTCCCTTAGAATAGTCGGAAGGGAATAGGCAATCCACCATTATTACAGAGCTCTCGTTGCAGAATGGTAGTATGTCTTGTAAATTAGCGGCTAATCTTCTAACTCCGAATTCCGCTGATATATATACGATGTTAGCGATAATGATGTCGCCAGCTACCTTGCTTATGCTACTGACACTATCCCCACCTAAAATTCTTGTTTTTTTAACTCCTTCCAAGCCAACTAGTGCCCTTATTCTATCTCGGTTAATAGATTCAGAACGCTCGCCTACAGCATCGGGATTATGAATATCGAAAGCAAAATACTCTATGTTAGTTCTTCCAGAGTTCTTAGCAGTCTTAATCATAGATAATGATATTTGCCCATCGGTATCGCCAACAGTCACTACTCGGAACGGCTTGTTTTTCTTGCTTGAATTAGATAATGCCCCTACTGCGTTGATTAGATTAACGTGTCTCTTTTCCATTTTTCTTTCCTTTGTGTAAAATAAATTAACATAAGTAACACTAAGCGGGGTCGATTCTTTTCCTATTTTTTTTAGAAATATCTTTTGGCTTATCTAAAGGTTCCAACCCCATCTCAACCCTTAACTGTTCGTAGTCAGAGTTATGTATAGACCCCCCGCACCCTAAAAGGGGAGAAAGAGATAATACACTAATTCCATGATATTCTCTAGCTAACTTCTTGGCTTTATATGTCCAAATCCTATATTCTTTATATACGTCCTCTGGGCTTATACCCTGAAATCTCACATGCTGATTGTGCCCGTGGTGATCTCCACCTAAGGATTCCATATCAACTCCTACTAATACTATATTAGTAGCACCCATTCTTCCAGCTAAATCTATTGCAGTCTGCTGAATACCCCGTCCACAGAATAGGCTATCTGGGGTTCTTTTAATAAAACATTTCCAATCATCGCTTCTATTATATACATAATATTTTGCATCGTTAAGTCCTAACTTAAGTGGCATTTTTACAGAGCACACAACCCATTTAGTTTTTTTACATTTACCCTCTTTTACAAATTCTTTGTACCCCTTTATTAACTCAGGATGAACTGTTATAGCGTAAGTAAGGTCAAATGTTTTATAGGCCTGATTAAGCCCTATTGCTGTTTTGTTATTAAAAAATCCTTTAGGTAACATACGTAAAGTGGGTCCAGTACCTACTACGTATATATCCTCCCCTGAGTGCTTATTATACAAATCGGATATGCGCATAAGTTCACCTAAGCTATTTCGGCTTATCAAACTCCTTCAAAAACTTACTATAATAAGGATGAAGCCCTTGTGTTTTTCTGTGGTCTATCTTAGGCGCCTTCCAAAGAGCTAAGGCGCTAACAAAGTCCTCCCTTGTTACATCTCCAGCGTTTATAGCTTTTATTAACTCCATTTTCCATAGTCCAGATAAAGGATGGTCTGGTTTATACCAAGGCTGCTCCGGTTCTTTGGTATAATGTAGCAAACGAGTTACGGTATCCTCGTGCGTATTTAAATGATTCCAATAACTAGGTATTTTTAAAATAGGACTTTTCATAAACCCTAAATGCATTAATTTAGCATAGTTATAACCTTTTAACAAAAGCTGCCATAGCTCATCAGGAACCCATTCACACATATTACAATCAATCAGCATCACAGATGTCTGAGGCGACGGAGAGTTACTATGCTTATCCTTTTGATAAGTACAGGCCACTGAGTATTGCGTACCCATAGTTTCCTTATAACCCCATAGCTCCGCTATATCCCCAAGAACAATCTGATCTGCGTCTAGGTAAATAGCGTGTCCCTCAAAGCCGCAAGCCTTTGGTATCATGAACCTCCTCAGGCTAAAACCCGTACCTTGGTGTAGATTTTTAGGTACTTCCCAACCTTCCCCTATCATAGGGGTTATCTCTACAGGCAAAGAAGATCTAGACTTTATAGAATAAGACAAAACGTCTAAAGCTATTTTAGTTTTAACCTCTGTTCCAACAAAAATCTTAACTACTTCTGACATAATATACCCTTTCAATATTGGTGGCCCGGTACCACTATAGATGATTCCTTATTAGGAAGCTTAATTAAATCCGCCTTAGTATACAATATTTTATTTTCTACACAGTATTGACTGGGGTAATAATCTTTTATTCTGCTGGCATGGAATAATGCAGGAAGACCTATATATTTAGCGTGAATTTCATTAGTGTAATACCAAAAAGAATTCTTATTCCAGAAAGATACGTGAGTAGGGTCTTGAAATGCCCCTCTACCGTCAGTAGATGGAGTTTGAGTTAGGAACCACCCTAAAGGAGCCAGAGACCGACTAGCCTCTAGCATTGTATGTATAGGACTAATCAAATGCTCTATAGAGTCATGCGCCCTTATAACCCCAACCTCCCCATCTTTAAATGGCCAAGGCTTATCTAAGTCGTGAATGATGTCGGAATTTTTACGGTCTATAGTAGTGTAACCCCTTTCCCCAGCTAAACCCCCACAAAGATCTATTTTAAGAAGACCGTTTAAATCCGCCCATTTTTCTGCCATCTGATATATATACTTGTCATGTATGTTTAGAGTCTCTTCTTGTATAAAAGCATTTCCATCCCCGTAGCAGGTGTTTGCTCCGTGAACATGGTAAACATATAAACATTTATCTACCCATTTAACATTACCATCTATATAAGTTCTTGAAAGTAAATCTTGATCGTCTAAAACTGATAAAGAAGCATCGTGACCACCTATGCTATCATAAAAAGATTTTTTCCAAGATCTTACATGGTTAGGAGCATACCATATTTTTGAAAAAGAACACGCAGACGGAGCAAACGCAATCTGCTCTTTAATAGTTTTACCTTTGTAATCAAAGTCTCGACTGCTCCAGCCACCACCGGTAAAAACTGAATAGTTTAAGTTAGCGTCAAATGTAATATGATTAGAGTAAGCAAAGTCTATAGACTGTTCTTCGGAAAAAACTTTGTAAAGTTCCTCTAAGCAATTAGGAGTAAGCTCGTCATCATGATCTAACTCTACTATAACATTGCCAGATGCAGCCATGCAGCATTCTTTTTTAAACAACCCAATACGTTTAGACAACTCATCACTAGAAGTAACTATTTTACAATTAGGTAGCTTGTCTAAATCAGGAAGCCTAGCCCCATTATTGGGCAAGATTATCCACTCAAAATCTTTAAATGCCTGAGCCTCTAAAGAAGCTGCTGCTCTGAGTAAATGAGAAGCGTCATGAGTAGGGGTAATTATGGAAAAGTAGCTCATATTATACTTCTCATTATTTTTAGTTAATCTTTTTGAATAACGGAATGACTGATATACCTAGATTACGTTTAGAATTTTTAAATTCACTGCTTTGACAATCGAAAGATTCCCTACCGTTAGATAAGAGAGTGTCTTTTTTAAAAAACTTAGAATACTCCTTGCCCCCGTCTACCCCTACTGTCATAACTTCTTTTACTTTTACTGAACCCAGAAGATTAACAACCGCAACTGCGTTAAAACACTTTACTGTTACTATAGGGCCCCCAGAAGGAGCCTTATCTCTACTGGATCTACTGCTGTTATACCATAGAGACGTACCCACTTTATCACACCAAGGCTCGCCAATAAAATCAGCTATACTCTTTCTAGTTGGCTTAAAGTTTATATGCGGATACCAAGGTGTTACAATATGTAGGCATTTAGGTCTTTCTTCCGACATTTGTATCACATCTACATCTATGATACTTCCAAGCAAACAGTCTATCTTATAGATAACATGGTTAAGACCAATAACATTATATTGAGTTAAATCCACTTCACCTATTCTGTCAAAAGAAGGACCCTTGCCGACTATAAGCCAAGGCTTGTCAGATTTAAAATCTTTAAACCATTTGAAAAAATTAATAAGTATCATGTGGATAATGGTATGCCATTTATTAATTCGTTTAAGTATTCTTTTGGCGTGTCCTGTATTCTAGCAAACATGGCCTCTTCTATTTTAGAATGACCCTTTACTGGGATAAAATGATCGCACATTCCAGATGTAGCTACCCTAGTCAAGTCCGATCCAAGATTACCCGCACCGTGATGGTAAAACATCCTACCGTAAGTGCCGCCAAATAGCGGATGGTAATTAATTTTATTAGTTCTAACAAGTGGTACTAAAGAATCCCTTATTTGAGGGCTGGTTACGGTTATGTCCTCTACCGTATCGCCTAAAGGATTTATAGACTCTACTGCATCAAATGCCAAACCTAATTTAAGTATGGCCCTGTTTACAAAGAAAACACAGGGGCTAGGAGTGTTTTCAAAGTTCTCATGCCTGACAACGGACACCCCAAACTTACCTCTGCTCTCCATCATTGAAGTACATATCCTGAACCAATCAGGGGCAAATGGAAAAGCATCACTATCCAAAAGGAGTAACCAGTCAAAATTGCTATCCTTAAAATGTTCCACTAATTTCATAATAGCATATGCTCTTCCAAAATTTGTCTTAGTAGAGCTTATAACCGTATAACCTTCACTGGCCCATATCTCTGGGTCTGTTCGGCTACACGATACAAATTTAGATATTTTTACGGATTCAGATTTGCCAAGAAACAAAGATTGCAAAGTCTTCCAGCCTTCGTTGCGTAGAGAAGGCGAAGCTACTGTACCTACCATAACCTCTGTCATGTCTTTCCTTTCTATTTATTTAGGCTCTATTAAACTATCCGACAACTGTAGAATTGGAGATGAGGCAGTTGTAGTTCCGTCTGTATATATAGCGCACCAGTAAACATACCCTTGGTCGCATGTGTCAGTACCTACACCAAATTTACTATAGTTTCCTAAAATTATGTTTTTGTGGGTACTAGAATTAAACCATTGCTTCATTACATCAGAAGCCGATAAAGATCTAGAAAAAGATATGCACTCGCCTATCCTAGAGGGCTCCTTTCCTATGACTGCTAGCCTTTGAGGTGGGCCAAAAAAACTAAAGCCTAGATGGCTTAAAGAGGCCGCCCTAGCCATCCAAGTAGCATGGGACTGTGCAACTAACAAACACCCCTTATCTTCTTCTAAAGGGTTTAAGTTATAAACTTCCCTAGTCTTATTGTGCAGGTCTAAAAAAACAGCGTGTTCTTTGTTTATCGGCATGTCTGTCTTACTGCCTTGCATTTTACTAGATGATATATCCAGCACCATGCTTATAAAACTGCTTATTACCTCCATGCATTATACCCCATAACAAATTTATGACAATATTACATAACGCCGTATTGCTGCTGCATAATAGACCTAGCGCCCGCACTCTGTGCCTGCTGTCTTATGTTAACTATAGTCTGTTTTACTAAGCTGTGTATCACAGGGTCCTGAGACTTTAACTTAGTCATCTCAGACTGCCTTTGCGATTCAGGCATAGCTAACAACTGATTAGCTATACTCTCAGCCTTTGCTTGCATATCCTGAGGAGTAACCTTCTCCCCTGGAGCTGTAGGAGTAGACAAAGAGACGTTTTGAGCGGCAGCACCTGCTGGACCTTGAGGAGCCGGAAGACCTCCCCCCTGACCCAAAGCAGGACCACCTGCCGCGGGAGGAGCACCACCAGCAGCCGGAGCACCGCCAGCGGGAGGTGCACCTGCAGCAGCAGGATCCCCACCTTGTGCTATCTGAGTGGCTACAGGCGGAGCCATCTGTTCTTTAAGAGACGACTTATCCATGGCTTCCTGCATTTTAGCCTGCTCTTCTTGCTTGAACCTTTCTTCTTGCATTATCTGCCTTTGCTCATCCTTGAAGTCCATACCTAAGCTTCTTAATACGCCAGTCTGGCTTACTTGCTGAGCCTGCATCAGCTGCATCTTGCTCATAACCAACTGGACGTCATCAAGCATAGTAGGTTTAATAAATTTACAAGAAGCGGGCTCCCAGCCAAAAGCATCTCCTATGTCTTTAGTCAGTTCACGCAAAAATGCATTCATAGAATGAACTAAATAAACCCAGCTTGACTCAAAAAGCCTTATAGCCGGAAGAGCCGACTGCATGGTTAAACTGCCACGGTATAACTCTGCTGGCATGCCGAACCCATTCAGAAGCATATTTATACCTGACTCCATAAGATCATTAGGAGCTAGATTTTTAGCTTCACCACCTAAAGCTTGATACTGGATAGGAGTAGAAAGGAAATGCCAAGAAGCTGGATCCTTTCTTCTTTTCCTAAGCATAGCTTGAACCTGACCCCGCAATCCGCCTAAGTCCATATTCATTAAGGGATCGCCGCCCTCTGGCATAGCAGTCGGACTAGGGGCTGGGCTCAATACCCTAAAAGGTATTACATAATCCAAGGCTATAGCCTCGTTGTATCGGTGAAGTACTTGACAATACCAAGCGTGCCTAAAATTAACTAGCGTTCTAGATATACCCCATCCTCTAGACCTAATACCTGAAAGCGTAGGCTCATACATATGGTAAATTGCGCCTTTGTCAAATAGCAAAAATCCATTAGCCTGTACGGCCTCTACCACTTCCCACGGTACTGTCTCAAGTACTTGGGGATCCCCCCTCTTGACTTGGGTCCTATAGTCTTCCGGTATTCTCCACAGATAGTCCCTGTTATCTCGGATAGGGTCGTACCTAATTTCCATCTCTATGGCTGGCCATCTTCTAACTCTAACCTCATCGGGCTCGTTTGTTCTTCTGTCCGTTCTTTTCCATGCTCCCGCGTATTTACACTTAGGGCATACCGCGCTAAACTCAGGCATTTTCCACTTAAAATTATAATTAGTTTCGGACATGATTTGACGAAGAGGTACGTCAAGACTGCACTTAGGGCAGCTTAGGTATCGCCTAAATGGTACTATTAAAGTAGTAAAGCTATTGCCGTAACAAAGGTAATCTAAGCCAACAGAGTGCATTACAGTCTTTATGTCTAAAGACTCATTCATAAAATCTTCGTACTTTTCTTTCTCGTCATCCCCTATGTCTTTTCCGTTTAAACCCTTAACCTCTATATCTGTTATGAAGTAACTTAGAACTCTTCTAGCGGATTCTCTAATCATAGAGTTAGAGTTAAATATAAATTCGCAATACTTTAAAGCGTCCCTAATGTTTTCAGGCATTACTGTAGAAGCATAATCCATAAAAGGATCTGGGAAAGGCTCACTTCCTGGGTTGTTTAAAGACCAACCCTTTCCTACAGTTCCGTCGTTAAAATCTGACATGCACTCTCCTAACGGTAACAAAAATTAGCTGCTTTAAAAGCAAATAGATTATAGTACGCCTTCGTCTAGTTCTGGTAGGCCAGTCTTTGTAGACTCTTCAACCGCTTGTGGAGACGCCTCTACTTTTTCAGAACCTTCGAGCTTTCTTCTTAACTCTTTAGGTAAATCTCTTTCTTGAGATATGGGAAGAATGCAATGTTCATAAGGTCCGAACTTGTGCTTTATGACAGGGGGAACTATAGCAAACAGCCTATCTATTCCATCTACCATTACGCCTATCTGGGGAGGGGCATCCCCTGCAATATGGCTGTTGCTAGTAAACGGGTAGAATTCCCCAGGGCCTGCGTATCGCATATCAGTAGTAAGTACTAGATAACCAGTGACTACAGAAGCTCCGTGATACTTATAGTTAAGGCTAGCCAAACCAGGAAGATCGAAATATACCCTAACCGATGGAGGTATAACTGCGGAATCAGGAAGCTCCGCTGAAGGATGGACATGGTTGCCTCCGTCTACAGTAGAAGAAACCTTTCCTAATGCAGGCGGGGCAGCGTTTACTTCTGACTGTGCTGAGAATCTTCTTAAAGAGTTGGCTATCATCTTAGATCTATCCTCTCTACCGGCAGCCCTTAGTTCTTGGCTATTGTCTTCACTGACAGAATACTTTTTTGAAATGCCCCCAGTTGCACTTAAATCTATAACAAAAGAATCTGCCTCATGAGGGTCTACTATTATCTTAGTAACTTGACTGGAATGGTCTATAGTAGATCCACCAGACACTGGGGATAATCCTGAATGCGCCATTTTTTTGCCTTTACTTTAATAGTGTAATATTAGCCTACCTTATCTTTTACTGATTCTAGGGTACATAATCAATATGATTTATAATTTACACGTGTCCAATAGCTAAAAAAAAACTCTAACACCGAGTGCTAGAGTTTTTTTTATTTTTATTTCTTGGAAAATCCAAGACTTTTCAAATCGTCTGCTAAGAAGACCTGAACCGATGAGATCTGACCTCTCTCCTTGCCACCAGTCGTAGCGCTGGTAGAAAGCAGATTCCCCATAATATGGTATAGATGGCGGGTACCCTTTACCTCTGGCGAAATTATCGCCTTAGGTAATAAGACCTTGCCGCCAAACCTATGAGCCTCTACCAAATGTAGGTAGGTCTCTTCTGGTGAATCATCGGGGTCACCTTTAAAAACTTCTAGAGGTTCTACCCCTAAAGGACCTCCAACAACCCTTTCGAAAGAGGGCACCTGATCAGCTGGGAAGCTGACAAAGAGCCCAGGCTCTTCCGCAGTTCCTGCGTCTAGAGGAGGTTCGCCTAAGAGAAGAATTGCTTCTGCCCTAACAGACGCCTCCAAAGAAGCATCCCTTAAAGGGCGATGCCACCCTCTCTTTACAACTGGATCACCCATATGGGTTAGCCCCCATTTCCCAGATGAGTCTGTTTTGAATAAGCCTACCGTTCGATCACCGAATCGAACTAGGGCCCCTACCTTGCCCATCGGTAAGGGGTAAGACGGGAAAACTTGCGTAAACCCACTAGGGGTATACACAACCCACCCCAGACCGGAATCGGTTGGGAGATCGAAGGGGCTTGCGGCCACCTTCTTTTGGGTGTTTGTTATTTTAGTGCACCCTTGACGGGTACTTTGAACAGCTTCCATACTTTCTTCTCCTTGTCCCAGGGCATGATTACCTTCGTCCTGACGGGACCCATAGGACGGGGTTTGCTGGATGCAGGCGTAAGCCCCACCAGCGATTTACCCCATTGACTCCAAGTCAATGGGGCCTTTACTTCAACCACCACTGGAGTAGATTCCAACCATACTACGAGGTCGGAGCCTACCCTTTTGAACTTGCGAACCCTTTGTAAAGGGTCGCCGTTCAAACTTCTACAGAACTTAGGAGGAGCCACGCAAGACTCCTCCGGCTCTATGTACTCTAGTCTGTCTCTAGAGCCCCTTCTGTTAGATGTGGGCCTAGAGGACCTAGTCTTGGCCGCTACGCTTGCGAGCATGCAGGCTAGCCATGCTATTACAGCCCCAGCCCCAAAATCGGAACTAGCCGCTGCCATAGCCATCAATAGAACTATCACCCATAGAAAATTACGCATACATAATCCTCCTCATGGCTATAGTAGCCATATAATTATGACGCGTTTATGGGGTTAATTTAATAGAGGTGAAAAGCGAAATGTTATTTAAAAAATTCAATATCTTCGTCATCAATAACGTCGGCGTCGTCAAACAAAAAACCATCTAGATCCGGAACTATTTCTTTAGGCGCTGGGCTTATATCGCACTCCACAGAACCATCGGGTCTAAGGAGTCTTCTAGGGTAGGTGGAGATATTCCACCGCTCCCCTTCAAATACTAAGCAAGATACCCTCTGGCCATGATATAGTCCTAGAGCTTCTTTCAATTCATCTAAAGTATCAAAAGTATGGCACTCTGGACCCCCATGAGCCCTAGTAACCACAAGATGATACTTATGATAAGAAGGATTACCTAGACTACTTTCGCTCTGGCCAACTTCCATCCTTGCTTCCCTCGTAAACAACAGTTACAGCAACTATGACGGAACGCTTAGTCATATCCTTGTTTAGCCACCTACTGTCTATTCCGGGAGCGGATACTGTAGATATAGTAAATTTGTTTTTTAATACCCACTCGTTTATAGTATCGTCCAAAGGTTCTGTTATCTTTAAAAGACGCCAATCATCTGGCGGTGCGCCTGCAGGCCTCTCGTATACTCGGTCTTCCATAAAAGTTTTAGTTTTTCTATATATAAACCCATTTTGATTTCCTTCAGTATCACTCATGCTATCTCCTTCATAACATTTAAAAGATTAAGAGCTTTAATGTCATATGGCTTTTTAAACAGCCTAGGCACCGGCCATCCCTCATAACCCCAACTAGTGTTAGATCCGTTAAGCTCCCATACATAAGGGTTTATAGTTAAAAAAGGATTCTTGGGATCAGGGGTAGCAACTTTTGTCATGCTACAAGTAAACAAATAATCCTTAGGCCTGTTTATTATAGTAAACTCTTTTATAGTATTTTCTATCTCAGCCCAATGCTCCACACTAGTAAAGCATAACATATTATCATGATTGCCTGTACCATCTGAAAAGTTGAGATTCGTGAATAATGGTCGGTTAAACAATATATAGTTAACTATATCATCTCGGCCTTTCCACGCTTGATATTCTCTAATAATATCGAAATCAAGACCACCTTTTGAAAAAAGCATAGTATGGTTAAAGAATACAAATTCTTTGGAGAGTTCTGATATAGAGTGAGCAATCTCTACTTTTTTTAAAGCCGGTAGCTTTTTAAGTTCAGAAATGCTTAAGTCTGAATTTCCGAAATGTACGCCGCACTGAGCAGGTACGTCACCCTCTATAACTGTATTAGGGTTATTACCTATAATAGACAATATAGCTTGTTTGTCTAAAGTAGGCTCAGATTTCCCAAATGCTATTGTCATTATAATTCCTTTTTTAAACTAAACACCTTCTGGCAGCGGTCCACTAAGTGAATGATACCGTCTTCAAGTGAACATGTTATAGGGTTAGCGACACTAAAAAACTTATCCATGGTGTTAGAAGAATTAGAGGATTCATGAATACCCTTACGAACATGAAAAGCTAATAATACTATGTTCCTTGGTCTAGTAGTTGATTTACAGTAATCAAAAGAGTAGAAAGCGTCCTCGAGCCTCCCCCAATTAGAAAAGCCGTCAGGAGCGGGCCTAGCATAACAGTCAGCTATTTCATCAACTATAACGACCTCTACCGGCCTTAACTTACTGGCCTTAGATAAAAATTCAGAAAATGTTTTTTTACACTTTACTCGACCAACCCAATCACTTGGCTTAAATCTTACATAGTTTTTGTTTATTGTCCTATTGTAATTTTTACCGCTGAGATGCATCACGCATATTTTTTGAGAGGCCAAGCGGTCTAATATATAATTAATATTATCGTCTAAGTTATCCCTATCCCCAAAAAAAACAGTAGGAACTTCCGAAGATAAATTATTCTTATATCCTACGTCTATTCGAAAACATTCCTTTAACCTGTCTATTACCTTTACTAATGGCTTAGCGTTACCCATATCTACTTTGTTTACTTTAACTTTTAAAGATATTGCTCTTTTATACATTTCAGAAAAATCTTTTTGATTACGTAAAGTGAAAGACGGCTGAGCTTCTGCTATTCTGGTTAATCTAGCTAAAATCTCCGCAGCCTCCGCTTTGCTCATACCTAACTTTTTTGCCATTCTGTTTACGTCCTCTTTAGCAGAGTTGGCAAACAAAAAAGAAAGTCTAAGAGCCGCCATGTGGTTCATTTCGTTATTTAAAAAGCTAAGGGGGATTTCCTTAATCACAATCTGCCTTCCTTTCAAAAAGCACGCCATCACCATACTGCTCCAGCAGCAAGGAGCATACATATACAGCATCGGCTATGTTATCAACTCCTGAGTTTTCATAACCATCAGTCTCAAAATCCATTCCAAATTCTTTATTACAAGCAGTTATTATGTCGACTTTATTAGCGTTCCCTTTTCCGGTGGCCCGCTTCTTTATAGTACCTATAGGTATACCCGTACTAGGAATTCCCCTTGCTTCGCACCAAGTAGCCATAGTGGCTTTTAGAGCACCAAACCACTCACAGGCCGTAGCGGCTCTAGCTATGATGGCACCTACACTTTGAAACCCCGTATTAGCAGGCGTATACCTTACATCTTCAAACGCTACTAAATCTGGTTTTATGGCAGCTAGAAAATGCCTAAGCTTTACAAATCTTATAGCCCCTGAATCGTAGGGACCAGCTGACAAGTCTAGCTGACCCGCATATATTTTAGGCTTAACTGTACTTTCCTTGTCAATAAAACAATAAGCATAACCGCAAGATGTGCCTAAGTCTAAACCCAGTATAGTCTTAGATCCTAAAGGTTTTTCTGTATCGACCTTAAAACCCATTGCTTCAGGAATACGCTGTATATCTTGCTTCATTAGTTATCCCCTCTTTCCGCCATTACCCTAAACTCTTCGAAAAGATGATGGGTAAGCTTGCAATCAAAGTCAGCCTCGTGGGCGCTGCCCCTTAAATTGTGCTTATCTATGAGGTTGTACTTCTTGTCGCAGTGATTAGAAAGAGAGCTGTAAAATTTACCGCCTTCGTTAATCATCCTCTTAGTAAAAGAAAACCAATTATCTAAGGAGTCTGGCGTTATCATACTTTGGCACCCTCGCTCTAAAGCCATAGTGTCAAAATACTTCTCCCCTACATTAAACCCAGACGACTCTCCCCACAGCTGCTTAGCGCACTTGTCTAATAAAGGCTGATCAAATTTTAAACCATTGTGCGCTACAAAGCTAAAGTTATAGGATTTACAAAATTCAATTGTGTCTATAAAACTAAGAAAAGCGTCACATGCGGGAATGCCAGAAGACTTCATTCTCTCTAGGCTGTGTCTGTAAGAACCAGCCCCCGCCTTGCTCTCCATATTTTTTTTAGTATTCTTCATCCTAACGTCTAACCAATCACAGAAGTCTGAGGGTCGGCCATGAGTCCAATCCGCTACATAGCAAGAGCAGTCTACTATCTTCTTATTGATAACTAAAGCATATCCTAGCTGAATTGCTACATCGTTGTGCATATCCAGCCCAGTAGACTCTACATCAAATACAACGTAGTTTAAAGGAAGACCCCCCAATTTTTTAACTGTATTAGACATCCACTTGTCGGAAAGAGTATTAATTATCTGTATCCTTTAATAGCTACTGGGGAAAAGTAATCTAAAAGACATAGCAACCCTACTAAGAAAAGAATCTCTTTTCTTAGTAATGGCATCTGTCGATTCTTTGATCTTTTGAGCTAGCCTAGCATCCGATAAAGGAGAAGGCTCGTCCTCTACAAGTACATCGCGTATAGCCAAGAAAAAAGCTATTAACATAGTTTCGCCCAAAGCTGCATAAACAATTGTTCGGGCGTCACTACCGCATTCGAGCAATCCCGAAGCTTTAATGGCTTCCCTAACATCACTTGGACATTCATTGGGGTTGTTACACATAGCCATATATTTAGCTAAACCTGCTGAAACTTTACAAAGCTCTTCGTTAGTTATGCTATTAAGATTAAGGTGATCTATAAACCAAGGAGCACCGCTACCCTCGCTTACCCTATCTAAAGAAGACTTAAGTATATTAGGCCAACAATAAGCTATATCCCTAGAAGGGTTGTAACGACGCTTGTCCGGATGCCCTATAATATTGGTAGCCATATCTCCCTTTCACGATATATCAAACTAAAAATTAGAACTTACGATCTGTAAGCTTAACGATATTCTGCAGTTTACACAATAGGCGGAATCTTCTGCATCCATCCAAGATTTAATTTTACACTTAGGACATACCCCAGGAACGTATGAGTAACTATGGGTAGCTGCGGGACATTCGTTTAAGCCTACAGGACATATGCTGCAGCTTGCTGAAGCAGCATAACCTTTAGGACAAGTAAACCCCCTGTGCATGTTTCTCAGTCTTTTCTTTATAATATCCTTGTTTTTTGCAATCAAATACGGAGTGCATAGAAACCTAGTATAGTCGACACCCCCATCATAAGTCGGGCAAGTGTGATCAAAGAACCCCATAAAATGTAAATTGAATAGGCCGTACTCAGAAGAGTAAGGGTATTTTCCAGAGTCTCTTTTTGTAGGAGCGCTAAATCCCATTCTATACTTGGCATAGTTTATCATGTCCTTAGACCAGAACTTCCTATACTTTACAGAGCTGCAAGGACCAGAAAGAACTTCTAAATTAAGGTATGCGCCATTATAAACGCTACCGTTTTTAGAGGTCCTAGAGCATACCTCTACATCGCCTATTCTTACTAAACCCCATCCAGACCTACTAGTAAGATCCATGCTGGTAACAGATACGCCACTTAAAACTAAATCCATATTACCCGCTATCTTCTTAGCTAGAACCTGAGCTTTTTCTGATGTAAGCTTCTCCCTTACATATGGTATTAGCATGTTCTTGACACATAAAACACTTATAGATTTTTTAGGAAAGCATAGCCCTAAAGAAGCTGAGGCCCTATCAAACAAGTCTCCTTCAATGGTATTTCCTATGTATGGTGTAAGAGCTAGGATAACTCTTTCCCTGCAATCATTTATTTTTGAAATTGATACTCTAACTTTATCGTCATCTACCTCTACATTAATCATTTTAACTCCCTACGCATATTTAACTAGGACCCTATTGGTTTTTCGTCATACCCTCTCCTCTCGGAAGCGGACTCTTTGCCAAAAGAATTTGCGTTTATGGCTACTCCGGATCTGTAACTTGCTAACTTTAAATTTTGACTTCTCATGAGCTCCCCTAAGAGAGCGTCACCTCCTCTGTGTACAAGCATAGGGTGAGGCCACCCATACTTTTTAATAACGTCAGATTTTATAATCCACCACCCCCCAGTAGCAAACCTAGACTGATGTTCTGTATTGTTGTCCGTATACCATGAGCAATGGAGGCGTCTCCACTCAATTTGGTTTTTTGAAGAAGGTACCACATATAAAGATCCAGCCATGTCGGCTTTGGACCTCGACATAAAATCTTCAACGTTCCTTATCCACTGCTCCGGATTTTCATGCGATATATAACTATCGTCATCAAACCACATTACGTAATCACTCAGTATTGGTTTAACATTAAAAAGCTTAGCCATCATTGGATACTTATATATCTGAGGGCTTTCCTTTATAATAGTTAAACTACTATCAACAGGTAAAGTGTCAGAGAGAACTTTTAGTGTTCTCTCTGAAACCTCATTACAACCTACCCTAATATCAGAGACACTCCCCTTTAACTTACTTACAGGACCCAAACACCTTAGAGCTAGGTCTGGGTAATCTCCGTAAAGCAGGCAGCATACGGTAATACTCATGCGTTAGACCTTTCGGGCTTAGCTTGCGGCTTTACTCCTATGATTGTTATGCCGTTGTTATTTGCATTGTCCGCTATACGCGCGTTCTTCTCTTTCTCTAACTGAGCAGGAATAGACTCCATATACTCAACCCAGTTTTTAAGGTTCTCTCTAAGCACAGACATGTCAGTAAATAAAGAAGCAAGCGATTCTTTTATTCCTTCCAAATCTTCTGACTTAGAAACTACTTCGTGAAAGTGCTCCTCTAAGAATTTAAAATCAGACATGCACTTATTATTAAATCTTTTGAATGACGAATTTAACTTGCGTACTGAGTTATTAACTCTAGCCTCTGGAATCGGCTTACCCCTATCTGCTGCTGCACCAAAACTGTCCTTAATGTGCTCAGTTAAATCCCTAACAGAAAGCTGCTTCTCGATGGCGAAGTCTATAACTTCCTTGCGCCCTTCATGTGGGTCCTGTCCTGGTTTAGTAGAGCAAGGTACATGCACAGCGGCTGCGAAATGAGACCAAGTTAAATTAAACTCATTACTCTTTGCCTTATGAAGAACTTCCTTTAAATCATCCTCCTCGTACATTGAATTAAAAACTACCGTCTTATACATGGTGCTCTTATCAACGGACAAGGCAATAGATAACTTCTCTATGGCCCCTGCCCCATGTTTCGGATTATTTAGTATTTCTGAAGCTACCTTACCCCTAGCGTAATTAAACATTACGTAGTCGCCTCTGAACTCTCTGTAAGCCTCCACCTCTGCGTCGTACACTTTACGCAGCAGAGGGTCCATTGAGTTTATAGCGTCAACTGGAGACATCTCCTTAACCTCCTGAATGTTCGCTATTTTTTTAGTGCTGTCTTCAATAGTAGATAACTTATTAATGCTCATGGCTCTCCTTTAGTTAAAAAAAATCATACACAAACCTACAAATCAGAAGTAGGTATTTTTAGTTTATTAAAAAAAATACCCCAAGCAACCTTTTCAAACCTGTCCCTAAGGTAAAAATTATCCGCAAAATTAATGCGGCTTTCATTCATGATTGAAAACACTAAAGACATTGCCGACTTCAATGGCCAAAGCTTTGACCTGTCCAGCATATTAAAGTTGTGCGTGTCCGCACTGCTTCCAGTCAATGTTGCTGAAATGCATCTCTTTGCCATTGAATAAGTTAAACCATTTTTTGTATTTAAAAAATCAATCAACCTATAGAACTTGGCGCTGTCTTCGTTATCGCCAGTAAACCCTAAAAGCTTAGATCCAGCTTCGCTTATCCTAAGACTTAAAGCCTCTTCACTATAAACAGAAGCCCCTGACTTCTCTAACACGTCTCCTATTAATTTAGATACTTTGTTAGATAGGTCCCTTCCAGAATGGGATACCCTAGACAACTTATCGTAAGAAGACGTCATGGTATTACCATTACCGTCTATTAAAGCTATAGATGCCTTTATAGACGAGTCACCTATTTCACTATTTATAATTTTTATTCCTAAGGTTAAACCGCAAGGCAGGCTCTTAGCCTTAGAATAAGTTAAGCAAAGCTTTCTTCCAGATACAGATGCAGAGTGAAAGTTATACTTAGGCTCACAGGATTCCAAAACACTGGAAATTATAGACAAGAAATCAGAATTAGATATTCTAGTATAACGACCACCCACCACAGATTCTATGACTTTGGTATCGGTGTTCTTTAAATACCTACAGCCAAATAGCCTTCCAAATCTTTTTTTAAGAACAAGATTATATAAAGCAGCCGCTTCGCTCACATTAAAGTCTTCATCAGGATCAGCTATATTTCTTGAAGAGGCAAGATTGGCTTCCTGCCTCTTCATTCCTAGCAAATCAGACAACGAAGCAGACAAGCCGGCTGATAGTATCTTACACACTTGTCTGACTGCTAGCCACGACATCCGCTCTCCCGCTGCAGTAGCGCCTTTCCTTGAAAGAGCTAGCTGGCTCTCGTCCCCTATTGAGCAAACTTCAGTACTCCTCTCGCAATCAAAAAGAGCATCAGTAAGTTTACCATACTCGTTCTTTGAAAACAAAAGTCCGGGTAAAGGAACAGCTAGTCCACTAAACCCTCCACTTCCTTGCAAATTAGCAGCCATTTCTAAACCCCTTAAAACCTTAGGACCTAGTCCTTAACCCAATTAAGGTTTACGGTCTTAGTGCAAAAACCATTACCGTCGGGATCATTACTAAGGGTAACTGCCATACTTACTTCACTAGGTCTTACAGCATCTACTATTTTGTACAGTGTGCAGGAAACAGCCTCGCCCAAAGTTTGTATAGTTGGATTAAGGTTCTTTAAATATTCAAACCATTCCCTATCTTTACCTTCATGGGGTATATACTTATTGACTGTGTCATTTTCAGAAATGATGTGCCGCGGCGATACGGTGTACTTAATGGAAGCCTCGATCCATCTTACTGGGCTACCCTCCTCGGCGCCTTCGGATAACGGCAAAGTACTTTGATTAGAAAGAAACACATCTACATTAAGCATTTACATGACTCCTATAAGACTTGATTAAAACCCTAAGTATAAACTACGGAGACCAGGATATGCCGTCAAGTAGTTGCCCAAATGGTTCTATTATAAATTTTTCGCCGTTGTCTAAAGTCCTGTGTATTCTAATAAAATCTTTTGACTCAGAGTTGTCTACATCCTTATTGTGCATACAGCATATTCCCCACTTAGGCCATTCAAACACTAAGCACAACGGGCGCCATTCAATTCCATTGTTTGATTTGTTTTCAAAACTATTTTTTTCTTTTTGCCATGCAATGTACAAGTCGGTTTTCTTAAACCCTCCGTACAGACCGCTCCACATATCCCTAACCCAAGGTATACTTTGATACGTTAAGTTTAATGGGAAACTAGTAAATTCTTCGGAAAACCAAGACAATGTTACCCTATCCCTACCTGTCTGTCTTTTACATAAAGACGATATATGAGGAAAAGATCCTACATCTGGAAACTTTTTAATAACCATTCGAAGAGCCCTCTCTATAGAGGGCTTATCCGAGTTTATGCCTAAAGGTACATTTTTAAATAAATCTTCTCTATCCATTTTACACTTAGGCCCAAAATTAAATAATAACTAAAGAAGTTCAACGTCTAAATCTGAAGAGTCCTTAGCATCCGCCATCTGGACTGAGTAAGGTACGCCTGCTTCAAAAGCTTTTCTTTCCCTAATGCCGTGTATGACGTTAAGTTCTTTTACCATCTCCTCGTTCTCTTCTATTGCAGCACCTAATTCAGACCAAGAGGCTTTTACTAAACCAAGTTTAGGAGAATCCCCTGTTCTGGTAGATTTACTTAAATTCCTTATACCAGTTACTTCGAGTATTCGATTTTTCCTAACACCTGTCAGCTCGTTTATAAGTGACAGGCTAGCTTCATTCCAATCCCACCATGTAGCCTGAACACCGTTTTCTGCAAAGTTCCATTTCATAGGAACGTCTATAGATCTGCGTTCACCTGCAGTACCTAGACTATTTTTTTCCATAGTCATTTCTATAAGTCTTCCTGATTCGTCTAACCTATCTATATCTCCTTTCTTATGCATCCTAATTTTAAACGTAGCATAAAAATCAAGAGCCTGGCCTCCAGGTATTTTTCTTTCTAGAAAACCCCTAGCATCTTTTGAAACCTTCATATGGTTAACGCCTATAAAACTGTAAGGCCAAACCCTAAGCTCTGAGAATACAAATTTGCAATATGTGTTTATAATATTAGCAGATTTTGCATACCCTATGGACGCGTGACCCTTTTCCCAAATGTCTGTTATGTCGCTTCTTGTGGTTACTCCGGTAATAGAGTCGACTCCTATAGCTGCAGGGAATGGACATGACCCAGACTCGGAGAACGTAGTTCTGCTTTTCTTAAGCCACTCAGTTATACTCTGCTGCCAATCTTCTACGCTGTTACATGTAACTGTAGGGAATATTGTGTCCGCTTCGTGCCCTATAATGCTGGATCGTAGATCGGGACTGTCTCTCGGTTCTGCTAGATTTAAAAGATAACCGCCGCCTGCTGATACGTGCCATCTAAACATTTCATAAAGCATGGCAGACTTACATGATTCAGGAGCCCCATACAACTCTGTCATTCTACTAAGAGGAAAACAAGTATTTTGAAATAGGTATCTAAGACTAAAAGCCTTTAATGGCAAACCTATCATTACTCTTTGAGATTCTTTTCCTATAAAAGTATCGTCCCTTCCGAGCTCACTGTGTGCAGCTATGCTCTGAGATTTAAAAAAATCACAAGGTGACACTTTCATATCAGAATCCCATTTCTTCTTAGCCATTCTTGATTCTCCCTGTTTTAAGTTTGGGTGCCTTTATAAAATAAAGACACCCAAGGTAAAGTAAATTGACTATTCCTTAGCTGGGGTACTCTTAGCCCTCAACTCTGCCAGCTTACTCATAAAATCAGAAGAATCAATACCAGTATCTGCTGTGTTTTTTGCACCTTCCACTAAACTCCTAGGGTCAGGAAGATTTGGTGTTGCAGACAAATTAGAAACCGGATTAGGAGCAACCGGTACTGGCCTAGGCGGCTGCGAAGGATACGCATACTGCGGAATTTGGTTTGCGTTCCAAGCTGCACTATCAGATACCTGCGGCGGGCCGTTATTCCAAGTGGGCATCGGGGGAGGTGCCGATACAAAACCTGGATTAGATACAGCCGTAGCCATCAAGCCGTTGTTTCGTAAAAATTCATTTCCGTAATTCATCACTTCAACAGGAATAAACCTTTCATACCTGTCTCTTAAAGCGTGAACTACTAGACCAGCAGTTGCGTGACTTCCTTTTAAGGAGTCTACTACATACCGCACTTGCTCTTCGTCACTAGGGAAGTTTAAACAATCCCTAATAGGCGATTCTATTTTTTTCATAACTATGCCCGCCTCTGCATCCGTAAAGGAAGCAGGAGCCCCTCTGTAGGTTGGGCTAATTATGCAATCGTAGCCAATTGGCTTATTTTTTCCGGTGGGGAAACCACCAGCCGCTGGAGTAGCCGGAGCGTATCCTCTAGGAGGCATTCCTACCTCAAAGAAAAGAACGTATGCCCCATTGTTAAGCGATACTATATCGCCACTTACGTATTTATCATTAGGGTTAGTTAAACCCTGAGTCCCACTTTCCTTGACAATAGAAAGCTCTCTATTCATAGACTGCCATGCCGATTTTTTAAGCATCATAAAAACCGGTTGATGGTTTGGTGCCAAGCCATCAGGGACTGAGTTAGGAGTACCCTTGCTTTCATAAATAGCACACCTAACTAATAAAGCCGTGTCAGGCTTGCTAACCAAAGCAGATTTACCCGCGCCACCTCTCAAAGTTAACGCCCACTCCTGTGGTCCTCTAATACCGCTAGGTGGTCCCTTAGCCACTGCGTTAGCTAACTCGTACACCATAACCGCTGGATTAGTACGGGTGTCGTACGATCTGTCTTCCGGATCATTCGCTATCCAAGTAGATGGCGGATTTCCAAAACTACTTACCATCGTACAAGCGTAGAACCAAGGACTAAACTCCGTGTCAGAGTATCTAGTCGGTTGTGGTTGATTGCCCTGTGAGCAAGGGAATATCCTAATAACCGTAGGATCGCTTTTAGACCAAGAAGGCCTTTTAATAAGACCTGCGTTTGTCTTAAGAATTCGGTCACCGCGGTTGTAATCAGACTTGCCGTCTGTGGGCATGCTAACGCCAAAATTTGCCATAACTACTATCCTCCAATAATTGTAAAGGAACAGCACGCTGCTGTTCTACCCGTCTTTAATGGTATTATTGTAGTGACGTCGAGATTTGTATTCACCGAAACCCCAATACTTTTAAAACCATTAGACCATTAGACCATTAGACCATTAGACCATTCACTGACTCTGCTAATAGTACCAGCTGGTTGTTAAGATAACTTAAGCTTCCAGAGTTACTAATCACATGAGTGCAGCTAGAAGAAGTATATGTGATAGTTGGGTCGATTTCAATACCCGGCCTATCTATCCATACTGATATTTTTATAAGCCCTTCTGCCATAGAGGCTTGTAGCTCAGAAAATTTTCTTATTCCTACAACTATTTTACTAAATTCTAGGGATCGTTTAACTAACTTTGAATCATCCCCTTGTTTATACTCATCTAAAATTCTTCTCCACTCCATTCTGTTAATGTGCCTATTCTCCCACGCAGTTTGATCTGGGATATCCAGTTTACTAGCCACTATCTCTTTATGTAACCACGATAGGCTACCTGCGTACTTAAGTTTAGTTATTCTAGAAAACATGAATGCCGCGGTGTCTTTGCCCGATCGGCTATACCCGCAAAATGCTATCATGCCTCCTCTCCTCTTTTTTCTTTTAAATTACGTTGCTTAATTACTTCTTTAGAGAATTCTTTTCTGCTTACATTTTTATCATGTACGTTAAATTTTATCTTATCGATAATTTCTTTTATATCTTTATACTTTGGATCATGTATTACTTTTAAAAAATCTTGATAACTATGTAAGCCTAATTCTTTAAATATAGGTGCTAACAATTTTGCCGCCTCTATAGATCCGGAGGCGGCTTTTGCTATTTCTTCTTGTTTGTAGAACTCGTCCATAATTACCTTATTCTTTTAAAATAGAGATTAAAGAATCAATATAAATTCTAAGAGCCCCAACAATTTTAGCAGTATCCTTAGAAGTAAGTATTTTTAGCTTGTCTTTTGACAAGATGGGTACAGAACTATTACCTATAGTGTCATTTTCAACCCACGTTTTTTCTTTCTTGCCTCTTACCATTACGAAAGGGCCTCTTTTAATTAAACCAGCCCTGCATAGCTTTCTTCTGTATTCACTTACAGTAGCTGACTTATACTTAGTTTCTCTAACTATGTCAAAGTCAGATGTTTTTAATCCTCTGCTAGTCCTGTCCATAATAACCGCACGAATCTCCATTGCGCCTGGAGCTAAATCTACTTTAGCTATTTTCATATATCATTCCTTATTAAAAATAATAGATCTAAACATCATCACTACAACCCGCGTTGTAACTATTGTCATTGGGCCTCAACCCAAAATTTTCTAAATGTTCTTCATCGTACAGTCCGCGCTCGTAACTATCTTCCTTAGAAAACCTCCTCTTGCGCTTAGGTAATCTTGAAGGAGGATCCAAGTCTTCTGATAGTCTCCTGCTCCTTTTTCGAGCATCCCTTTCTAGCGCCTCCTTTTTATAATGCTCTTTGGCAGTAGGGCACGAGTCTACGTGAAATGTAACCCCATCAGAGTCGTACATTCTGTCAGTGACTTTATTAAACAAGGTATTTGCTTTGCAAAACTTACATGTAGATTCTTCCATAACTAACTCCTTTTTTACAAGAACCAACAAGGCTTATCCCTTTTTTTCCAAAATGCTAAATGACCTTTATCTTTAACGTAGTACATCCTATACGCTTTAACCGCACACTCGTCCCTATATTCGATTGGCATAGCTTGAGCAAAGCTGGTAAATGCTCCTGCCGGTACTTTGTAATATTTTCGATAGCAATTACGAATTACCTTTTCTGAAGCGTGTTCCCTCTCGTACCGGTAAGTGTACTCAGAACATAGCTCTATTCCTAGGTTACATAACCATTCAAAATTAGCTCTAGTTGCAGCTGCCCATACAGTGCAAGGGTGCTTAAAGAAAGCTGGCTTATACTCCACATCGATGTGACCATTTATGGACAGCGCTGTGCACAGCATTTGCGCTGTCTCCAGTGGCATCTTTACTACATGCCTATCTACATGCCACTCAGCTGCTTCCTTGACGTCTTCTGACAAAACGAATATGTTCATTTACCCCCCATATAGATTTCTCCACTAATAACTCCTTTTTTACATGCGCATCGAGACACTTGGAACAGAGTCTGTCTGCGTAAGATGCTAAATGGTGAAACTTATTAACTATCCTTTCGCACTTAGGGCATTTATATTTAATCTTCTTAGCCATGTTTTGCCTTTATTTAAATTTCTGGGATGCCCGTAGAACCTATCTACGGGCTGCCCTTATCTCACCAAGGGCTCCCAAACCAACGTGAAAGGCTCGGTAACCCTTTCACGTTATCCCCTTTTATTTATCCTTAGTTTCTTTTATTGCCATACTCATCATATGGACGGTAGATACAGAAGCAACATGGGCTATTAAATATAAGCCTATGTCTCTACTTGTAGTATCCCCTATTCTAACTTTACGAGCATTAACAAGGGCATTGCCCGCCATTAGCATTTTCTTTAGCGTATTAAATAATTTTAAATCCTTTATAATTTTTCTATCTATTTTTTTATCTTCTTTGCTTTTTATAACCTTTGGTGCTATTTCTTTAGTCATGGCTATTCTCTTTAGTGAAATGAAAAGCCCACTGCCCTACGAAATTTCCGTTAGAATCCTTAAGACGATTGCCAGTATTACTCCCTTCTAACTTTTTAATAACCTGCTCCTTAAGTATTCTTATCAATTCCTCTGAATCTTCAAACGCCGCATTCGTCATGTCTATCTCGCAAACAAACTTCATGCTACTTCTCCTTTTGCAGAGCCATAGACTAAAGCAAGCTGTGCCCGCTCGTCTTCAGTCATGGCATCGTGTATTTTATGCTGTGTTGAAAGTGGTAAATTGAAAATCTCTCGTAAATCGACTAAACCATTAAACGGAGAGTCCGGGTCAATAGCAACTTTTATAATGGTTAACCAAGACTCGACACTATTTTTTTCCATTTTATTTCTCTTTTTAATTTTACTGGTTAATTAAAAATATGATCCCTAAATTGCTTTAGGGATCATAATAGCTTGAACCTGTCATCTAGCTAGCGCTAATAGCACTATTATAAAGAAGTCTATCTAGCTGATCTTCAGTAAGTCCAGTCGAGTAATTGGCTATTCCTCTACTAGATATTTTTGCAAAAGTAATAGGCTCTAAATCATGCATTTCTAAATATATAGCGCCATCCGTTTCAACTAATGAAACCTTGACTCCATTAGTCAGGGTTATGTCGTGAACTGCTGCGCCATAATTACTACGAATCTCTGACATATCAAACTCCTAATGCTGGGCAAACCTCTCAGGTATGCCCATAACCTTGCAGTCCTCCTTAGTAAGCGGTATCGACCATTTGGTAAATACTTCTGTCGCTATACCTAGATGAAAAGGACCACTTTTTCCGCCCCTTGGCGTACCATCCAAGTTACAAGATCGTATATCGACCTTGTCACTCATACAGATTGGCAAGACATTATCAACAACGTCTTCCACAAATCTATAAGGCACTTCTAATATTACTGCGTCATGAATCTGAAGTATGATGTTATACTCCACATTGTTATTCGCTCTGTACTCCTTTATATTTCCTAAAGCGCAAGAAACCGCGTCAGCCACAGAGGACTGAATAGGGAAATTCATGGCCTGCCTTTCGTATTCCGATACGGCCAGCCTATCATCAGTTTTAGCAAACCTACGATATCTTCCGAATGAATTTTTAATCCAACCTGCTGCTGTAACCCTAGCCCTGCACTCATTGAAATATATAGGCAAACCTGGGTACATAGTTACTAATCCGTCTATTAGAGACTGAGCTTCTCCTATAGATATTATAACCCCCTCCTGTTTAGCCCTTCTAGCAGTTGACGCAGCTCCCTGCCCATAAGCGTAGCCAAAAACAACAGCTTTAGCTGCTGTCCGCAATCCTCCCTTGCCCGCATCTTTCAATCCTTTCTTTGTAGGCGGACATGTTAATTTAAAAGTGTTAACTGCGACATTGCTATGAATGTCGTAATACTCCGGATGATCTTCCGGAAGATTAGCGCGACGAACATGATCAATCATGTTCATGTCCCCAGACTGCCAAGCCATAATAGCCAGCTCGGCTCCGGTATAATCTGCTTCTACTAGAACACAGCCTGGGCTAGGAGACACTACAGATCGAAGCGGGTAAGTATAGGATACTCCTAGCTCGTCCCCGTGAGATAGGAATATAGCTTTATACTTATCTTCGATTGTCTTACCTAAGTTTTGCATATTAGGATTGGAGCTAGAAGCCCGACCAGTTTCCTTAGTCTGACTAAACATAGATCTTATCTTTCCATCGTAGTGGATGTAGGAAAGAAGACCTTTATCGTATACCACGTCTCCATCCGAATCTGTCTTATCGTTACCTTCGTCGTCACACTCTGGTGGCCTAAGTACCGTCGTACACAGATGATACAGAGATCTAACATCCTTTAGCATGCAGGCAATAGGGCTTGTCTCCGCTAATATAGTTAGAGACTCCCTATCAGTTGACGCAGAGTACAAGTGAGATTTTTCTGACGCTACTATCTCTTCCCACAGTTTTCCCTTTGCCCCTGACCCCGTGCTCTTGTAAGGATCTAGTCCCAAGGAAATTGCGCCTTCTGGCCTCATCCTTTCTGCTACACCTTTGGAGTCTCTCTTTCCGGAAAGCTCTTCTCCAAACAGAAGTTCTCTCTTATGGTACGGGCTAGACGGATTGAACTCAGGCCATTTTATAGCAACCCTTAATTTAAATAACAAAGCGTTGTAAACTTTCATGTATAGAGCGGTTAGACTGTAAACCCTTTCCTTATCTATACTTATGCCTGTATTTCTCATTTCTATGAATGCTGGATATGCTCTCATAGATAGCCAGTAAGCTTTCCTAGAACTATTTCCGTGAAGGTCTGAATCTAAGGCGCCATCCTTATCACCTACACCGTTGTAGTAATCGTAAAGCCTCCTAGTAGCATCTGCGTCATAGCACCCGTACGGTACTAGAATGTCGTCAGGGCACATACCATACCCACCAAGCTCTGAGCTTTTCATTCCGTTGTCCCTGCAGAATTCCTTTTTCCAATCAGATAAAGGATGCTCCCATCTAGGTACATTGCAATAAGTTACAGCTTGGTCTTCTAAGTTAAACACACCAGTCTCATCTACAGCGTGAGCTGCTAAAAGTGTATCGAACCCCCCATGCGTTTTACTTGATACCTCATCCATAGGAACACCGCTATCGGACGTCGTATTGAATGAGTCAAACAGATCTACACCCAAAGACTTTAGCCAAGGAAGATCTGAGGTTAGATAATGACCTACTACTCTAACGTGCCTTCCGTCTTTTGGTTTAAATACGGCGTTAAGAGATTCCGCTAAAGAAGCTACATCCTCTTTAAAGATAAAACCTCCTCCAGCTTTATTCACCATGATGCAGCAAGCTACCTTAGGCTTCCAAGATATCTGAACCGTTCTCACGTACGAAGACTTGTGCCCAGGCCACTCTCCCTGCCATTCTAGATCAACTGCAATTACTGGGTTTGCATCTTTCATGATGTCGTCCCGTACTCGCAAAAGATCGCTAGCCGAATCTATAGAGAAATGAAGTATGTCCTTTTCTGTAGTTTCTATAGAAACGCCATTACATACCAAAGAGAAATGAGAAATTGATTTTTTAAATCTTTCTAAGTTTTGAGGGTATCTCCTTACAAAAGCTGGACTTACGCACGATACAATCTTTACACTATGTACTCCTCCTTCGGGTAAAGGTATATCTAAAGTAAACACTTTTCCAGAAGAGTCGGATAGTCTTGCATCTCTACCCGCCAAAGCTTTAAGCGCTTCGTCGCCTAAAGTAAGAATAACCTCTGGCCTTGTTAATATTATCTCAGCACGTAAAAGCGCGTTACAGTTATTAATCCAAGAAGACTTTAAAGTAGCACCGACTAGATTTAAGTTTTGATGCTTAACAACATAGGTTATATAAAAATCAGATTTAGATAACCCTTTAGACTCTAGCTCATCTCCGAGCAAGTTTGCGCTAATACCCAGATTAGCTCTCTTACTAGAAAAATCAAAGTTGCTTGGCTCTTTGCCTACAATCATATACTTAAATTTACGGAAAGGACCTACCCTACATGAGTCCATCCATCCGCATCCAGGTACAAAAACTGCTTCTGATATAATTCCACCGTTAGATATGGGCAATACAAAATTAGTATCGTACAAAGCCCGCATGTGGAGAAAGTCATACCATAAGTCTATTTCTTTATCGTCTGCACCATCAGCTAGCAATTGAGCACACTGATAAAACTCTGCTGCTTTTTTTATTCCTAAAGACGGGTCAGAAGGAAATACAAAAGGCCAATTTGAAAGGGGGCCGTGCTTTTCATTATTCTCCTTAAAAATTAAAAAATTATTTTTAGTACAAGCGGCTCTAAACTCCGAGTTATTCACTGGGCCACTCCTTAAGTGTTTGGGGATCAATATTCTTTCCCCCTTCAACTAGACAATTTTCTATTCGTCTCCACAACTCTAAGCGCAGATCTCCAGGATCTTCTCCTACTGCCATAGGTACTTTAAATACGTGGGATCTTGTGGCAGCCCCTCGTATGCTTTCTACTAAAGCGTCCGCCTTGTAAGAAGCGTCGCCGTCTAGAGCTACGGCTATATCCTTTCCGTTAAAGTTTTCGCCTATTATAGAAAGCTGCCTATAGCTGCAGTCGCTTCCAAAAATTGCAACGCCGGCGGGACCTATAGACCACACATCAATAGGTCCTTCACATATGACTACTAAATTTTGAGCAGAAGCGTTGTCTAAATTATAAATAATTTTTGATTTCTTCATTCCCGGTGGATTTATGTATTTCTGCTTACTTACAGATTTTTCTGATATCACTCTAGCCTGATACCCTAATAGCTTATTACCGCTGTACGCTGGAATGTACAGCCTGCTCCTTAACAGCGGAACTGCTTCTTCAGATATCCAACCAACCCCCAAATACTTTTCTACAACACTAGGGTTATACCCCCTAGATTTTATATATAGTATTGCTTCGTGGTCCTCTGGAAGAGAAGACAACGATACACATCCTTCAGGAGGCACAAATTCAAGTGAGGGAGCGTAATCGTCTAAGTTTATCTTAGATGATCGAACCGTTAAAGACACCATTGCCGAAGTGTTGAACAGCCACAAGTATAACTGATTTAATCTATGTTTACCGCTGTCCCCTTTGGTGCAGCAGGTTTCATTAAAGCAATTAGCCATGTACCTATATTCAAACCAGCGATGGTTAATAAACAATCGGTATCTAGTGTCACCACACCAAGGGCAACATACGCTGTAATGCTCGCCGCTAGATACTACCCTAGGCTTTCCTCCCATTGCCCCTGGAGACATGACTAGCCCTTCTCCTCTATTACTAACACGAACTTTTCCGAAATGCCTCCTTAGCCTGAAGTATAGATCGGGGCATAGTACATCCCCCTCTTCTAAGAACTGTCCCATTTATTCCGCCTTTCCTTATATTTATCTAAAAGGGTCTTCCCCCGATCCGGGAGCCCCTAACCCTCTACGGGCTACACTGGCTGGAGCAAATCCGTCGTACTCGTCTATAACGTAATCCGAGTCTGAAACGAACGAGCTGCTGTCCCTATCAAGACGTATGACCGAATGCATAATTGAAGGCCTTTCATCGTCCCGCAACTTAGTAGCTTGAAATCTCTGTACTCCGAATGTTGGGTGAACCGCCCCTATCATAAAATTACGATGGAGATTTTCAACAAAATCCTTACTCTCTGCAGAGTCAGAATGATGTAAAGGTTTACCTGGTTTTATATCATTTGCTGCACCGCTTAGCTGATGCAATATGACTACCGTGCAGTTGTACTTCATACCTACTTGTATAGATAACATCTCGGGTATTCTTTTTATATAATGGCGTAAGTGCACCATGTCTATACCCTTATGATACAAGTGCCTGTCTGCAATAAGCTTAGCGTAATCAGTTACAACTAAACCTATGTCATGGTTAGTAGAGTTAACGAATTTGTGTATCTGGGAAACCATCTCTGGAATATACCCGCTACCCAAACCTGTATTACCGGAACCCGACATGTCTAAAATTCTAGCGTAGGTATTAGCCATCTCTAAAGCATTTGCATACCTTACTACTTCAGGAAGGCGAAGCTCGTCATTAACTACCCTAGCATATCTTTTCATTTCATATTCATTTAAATTTGATGAAGTAGAAAGAGCAACTCTTTGAGACAAGAAATCCTTTACCGTATTAGTAGGCATCTTAGCTAACATAGCCATAAGCCTATAACGAATAGTATCGGTGTTACCTTCGTAGTTAGCATATATAGCTACTTTTTGTTTGTAAGGAACGCCATCACGTAAACACTTTAGTTTCTTAGCATGTTCGCTAACGCAGAAATTTGCTAAAAACTGAATACCCATCCAAGTCTTACCTGAGCCAAAACCTCCTATTATTCCAAATGTTTCTCCAGGAGAAACACCGCCAGTTACAAACTGATCTATAAAAGGTATGCCTAGAGGGTCACCCATCTTTACTGTCGGTGCCCACCCGGCTGGCATTATTTCGCACATGGCCGATGTTTGAAGAGACTGAATTGAAGTAAACGTATTTTGATAAGTGTTTAACAATTCCTCGGGATCGCCTATAACCGAATGAGTTTTTGCAGAAGATATAATTTGATTATAGAGCTTATCGCTAATACCTCTTTCACTTAAGAACCTTCTTAAAATAGTGCGGCACATAGCCCTGTTCTTTTCTATGTCATCCGAAGTAAAGGCAAAAGCATCATTAACAATAGATAATATTTCGTCCTTTAAATCAGAAGACCCATCTAAAATACTAGACCTCACTTCGTCGTTATCTGAGATAACTACGCCTATGCTTTCTTTGGTAAAGTCCTCATTTGCAAAAAATGATTTTAGAATTTTTATGCTTTTAAGTATTATCCTGTAAGCTCTTTCATCAAAATTAAAATAATCTTCTAAAACGTGATCTATGCTTTCAGATAAAATAATACGATCAGATACCATGTGCTTTATCATGAAATCTATAGAAGAACGATCAAGTCTATATACTGTGTCAACTACCGATATTTTTTCTTTAGGTGTCATAGTAGCCTCTTACAATATTAACAAATTTGTGTTTATACCTAAACTTCTTCTCTCTTTTGATAAACTCATAAAACAATCTTCCTTAAATGTGGGATTTATAAATGAACCCCAAGAATCGTTATATACGTCAGGCTTTAGCAAATAGTCTCTCTCGGCTTCATACCTTAAATGCTCAGAAATTTTAATATCTAAAGACCTAGACATAATAGAGTTAACCTTAAAAACAGAAGACACCGCACACAAATTTACGAGATCAGAAAATAGCTGATTAGACTTAATTAGATTAAAAAACAACATGGTTTCATTATCTAATACTTTTCTGTAAGACAAAAGCAAGCTGTGTGTTTCTTGCCTAGATGCGTCTCTTCTAGACATAGCCATGCTAATAGCCCTAGGGCCATAACAAGAAGTAGCAGAAGGAGGCCCTTCTATAGAAGCCTCAAATTGTGACCTTATAAGTTCTACAATACTAAGACCGCTATTCTTTGCGCACTCTTCTATTTTGGGCCATACCTCTTTATACTCCCTACCCTTTCTATGAATAATTGCTTCGTTTGGCCTAGGCCTCCCAGTAGAAGTTCCATCATAATTAGGGATTACCTTATCACCATAGCTAGACGCTGCCCTGTTCCTAGTGCGTAAAAATTTTTTCATGTGACAACAGTACACACGTCTAGCTTCTTTTGCTCTCATATTAGAACTGAAATAACTACTCAAAGTCTGACCCAAGTATGTCAAAAGAGTCATCACTAGGATTAACAAAGTAAGGCGCTGAAATATTCTCGTAAGCAGTTATATCTTGCCAACCTATTTTTTTATAGCTTAGCTTTCTACTTCTGCTTCTGTTCATAAACGTGTGGTCAAAATTGTCCATTACGTCTATTACTAATCCGTAAGATTTACCAGACTCCTCATGTTTCCTAGATACCCTACCAGGCGCTTGTATATCCACAATTTTACTAGCTCTAGCATCTGCTCTTATCAACACGCCTAGCTGTGCAAAGTCAACGCCTGTACTCCAAACGTCAGTGCTTATAACTTTCTTTATAATGCCCTTTTCAAAACCAACTCGCATATCCTCTCGTCTAGCAGGATTCATAATAGGGCAAGTCTCTGGGTCAATAAAACCTTTTGCTACGTAGTTATCGTAATCGTGCTGGTCCATACTGTCATAACATATTAAAAAATCAGGAAGGTGCTGCTTAAGATAAACCGCGTGTTCTATAGATTTAACCATAATAAGAACCTGCTCATCTTTACCATACTGATTTGCTTTTTTTGCTATGGCTTCATTCCTATCGTCATTTCTCCATATACCCCATCTCTCCTTGGGAACTCCCGACATTCCACTACAAGAATTTCCGCTAGTGGAATTTACAGTTATCCACTCTACTTTTATAGGAACTATAAGATCCACCTTAACAGCGTCAGCGTAAGACAGCTCAAATATGTTTGGACCAAACAGGCCTTCAAGTATAAAGTGAGCACCATCCGCTCTACCATCCGGCGATGCTGTAAACCCAAATCTTTTTGCTTTAGTGTACCTAGTTAGCATGTCGGCGTAAGTAGGAGCAGCCGCTTCGTGTGCCTCGTCATACAAAACTATGTCTGCTGCACTTTCTCCGTAATGGCCAATCTTATGCATGCTGTCTGCAGTGATCACGGTAACCCTGCTCCAAGTCTTTTTACCCGCTCCAATTACTCCAATGTTAGGAATGTACTTAGATAACCCAGAATGAATTCTACGCATAACGTCAACTCTTTTAGTTATCACATGTATTTTTGCGTTTGGGTAAACTAAACATATTGCCGAAAACATAAAAGATTTTCCAAATCCAGTAGGCCCTACAACCATGCCGCCACGGCTTGACAATATAGAAGCTAAGCACTCGTCTTGCCTATCTCTTAAAGTTAGTCGACCGTCTAGCTTATTTATATCTACCTCAAAAGTCTTTCCGTTGTAATAATCAGCGTCTAAGTCCGTAACAGATACAACACCCCCCATTGATTCGACACATGCTTTGATTGAAGGGTAAAACCCCTTAGGACAATTAATTCCGTTATTAGCGTCACGGGCAAATAACTTACGCATCTCTGAAACAAATGATCCTCCTCCAAAAGACGAAGATAGATGATTAAAAGTTGTATGCAAGTAAGACAACTTAGATTCTATTTTTTTAACTATGTTTTCTGGAATAGGTGAACCATCGGTTAAAGCTACTCGTAGAAAATGATCTTGCAAAGTAAAAGTAAAATTCAAAATATTACTCCAGTAATCATGAAAATGTATGCACCCATTACGTAAATGGAAGAATGTAGATTGATCAGTAGGTCTTGTAAGCAGATTGTATTTGTCAGTTAGGCCACAGTCAAACTGTTATTGTTAAAATAACTTACGTTAACCCGTAAGGCGTTAAGCAGTAGTAAGTTAAAATATAAAATAAATTTAATATTAAACTTACTTAAGCTTATGACATTTAAACTTTAAAGAACTGTCTTCTGATTTAAAAAACAAGTCTGGATCTAATATTCTTTCCATCCAAGGATTTGGGTAAGAGTAAAAACAATCTAGCCAAGCTGTACGGATATACCGGATAAAAAGCTGAGAAGATCTCAGAAGCATATGCCATTCTTGTTTATTTGGAAATAACTTATTAGCCTCTTCAGCTATATCCCATTTTTTCTTTTTATCATTTCCTTCAGATATTGCCGTACTAGATGCCCAGCAGCTGTAAACTTTTTCTTTTCTTTTTATCTTCTCCTCCGACTGCGTTCCATTCATTAAACCCAGCCAAGAATACATTCTAGAAAGCCTGTATGGTCTATCAGTATCGATAAACCAACGAGGATCTAATATGTAAGAGAAAACGTGAACGAAAGAAGCTTCATCTATTCCGTGTACAAAAGTAGCATACTCCCATAAAGGATGCTGCTTCATTAAAGAAATAGCTTCTAAGCTGCTAGGATCAATTTGCAACAAGTAAGCTACGTTATAAGATATCTGATCTTGAGTATTAGCGGCGTGCCAACCACCCATGTAAGAAGGTAAATCTAACGTACGCATCTTTAACAAGGATTCTTCTGGGGACAATCTAAAAATTCTATCCGGCTTGCCTATCTCTAAACTATCTATCTGACGAGATACCCCTAAAGAGTACAAGTCAGATATTAGTTTAGCGTTTAAGTGACTACCTAAAACTCTTACCCTACCGTAAAATTTTTTAGATTTTAGCATAGTGGGCAAGTATTCTTCTATAGTCAAATTAGTACATATAGGCGTAGTATCTCCCATGACAGACCAAACCTTATCGGCATGATCCATAGTAAGCTTACATATTTTAGACTCAGGGTAAGTCATAATTTACCTGTTTAATGTAAAGGTGTGATCACACATTCTTTCAATAGCGCTCTCATGGCTTACTACTATAACCTGAAGGCCTGAAGACTTTGACATAGCGCGAAGCCTATCAAAAGCCTTCTCTAAACAAGCTATGTTATCATCGTCTAAGCACACAGTAGGCTCATCTAGAACTAGCAAATTTATACCGTTCAAGTCAGACTGAACGGCTAGCCTAAATGCCAAAGACAATACTACTTTTTCTCCTCCGGAAAGCCGCGAAGCTGCTATTACAGTACCGTCACTCAGAGTTGCCCAAAAAGTTAAATCATCATCTACCATAATACTGAACTTAACACTGAAATCATCTAAATAACCATTAAGTTTTTTTACAGTACTCCTTAGATAATTAACTGTAAGATGTTTAGGTAAGTTATCTCTGTGCATGATACTCTTAAGATCGTCTAGATGTAACCTAACCATACTGTTTACAGACGACTCTTCCATATCCGCTTTTATCTTGTCATGCCTGCCACAAAGATAAAATACCTGATCTTCTAAAGATTTTATTTTCTCTTCGATGCGTATTTTAATTTCTTTGTTCTTATGAATACTATTCATTTCAGCATTTAACAAAGCTTCTTGGCTTTCGTAGTCTTCTAGCATATCACAAAAAGTAGAAGCTTCAGATACCTGAGCGGCCATTGTGCTTTTAGATGACTCGCTTCTGTTGAGTTCCGCAGTACTTCTAAGAATAGAAGCATCGATATCTGCAATAGATTTTCTAAACGAATGGTACTTATCTATAGCACCAAAAACGTCTATCTTATCTATTCTAGGAACTTCTGGCCTTTGTATGCTTAAATTAAAATTAACCTTTTGAAGTCTGCTCTGTATAGACGATGCCTCCGATTCGTACTTGTACAGAGCTTTGTCAAAAGCTCTGCTTTTATCCCACGCCATCTTCATAGAGTTTAACTTAGGCTTAATCTCCTGTATCGATACGCTTATATCATGCATAGCTTTAATAAGAATATCGCCAGTAGATCCACACACGGGGCATTCTTTTTTAGATAAAAGCTTCTCTAAATTTTCCTCCTTAGAAGACACTGTGCCCAAAAGAATACTCAGGTTAGAAAAATCAACACCGTCAGACGACATATAATTAATTTCTTTATCGGGAGGAGATCCCAAAGATACTATCTGAGCTTCTATAATATCTCGTTCTTTTAAGTTTTCTGCCCTAACTTTGTCAAAGTTGTCTATAGTCTCCCATTCTTTTTTTATTCTAGTAAGCTCTTCTAGATTAATAGAATCAGGAAAAGACTTAAGAAGATCTTCTCTGCTTTCAGATAAATTAGCTATAATTTTTTTAAGCTCTTCTATCTGAGGCTCTAGTTCTCTTATCTTTCCTATATTAGATTTTATTATATTTTTACCGTGCTTTTTAGAAATCGTTAAAGAAAGCCTAGTCTTAACAT